GAGATATGCGTAATCGTCCGAAACATAATTAGTGCTTTTACCTATATTATCGTATACAGAGTCATCTGCCTTTATAATGGCGTCTTCATCAAGTTTTCTTACAATTTTTTTAAGCGTATTTGGTAGAATTTCGTCATAAAATTTTTGAAGTCCTTTATTACGTGTATTATTTTTAGCAAAATAATTCTGGCTAAAATCTCCTGATGTCCCCGTAGGAAAAGAAACGTACTCATGTCCCTCATCAACAGCTCTTTTTAGTATTCTTCTTAAAGAGACCGCTAACCAGTTTCTATCATTATTTTGATCCGTTACAAAGGGGGCCTTTGGAATATTTGATTCTAAAGATCTTAAGTTTTTTCTGAGTTCATTGTATATGTCTTGTGCTGAATTTTTAGGGTTTGTAATAACATCTCTATTGTTACTATCTTTTTCTTTTCGTGTTTCTAGTTTTTTACCATCTTTATATATACTTCCTTTTCTTATCTGTTGGTTAAATTCATCCATTATCCGTGCAGATACAATCGTACGATCTAAATCATCGTATGAGGGAAAGGCAGTTTCTCTAGCCCAATCTGCAAAGGGCATTTTTCTTCCATCAACTTCTATTTCAAAAGTATTTAATTCTTTTTTTAGATTTCTGCTAAGAGTAACAACTTCTTCTTTAGCTTTAGCAAATTCCTCCCCAGATAGTCTAAAGCCTTTTCGTCTACCTGCTTGTGCCCAATCTGATTGGAGTTCTTCTATAAAAAGAGCTTGTTCTCCATTTGAAAGTGGTAGGTCATTTGTTCGATAATGGGCAAAAGCGTTTTCCGCATAATGCCCTCTATAGATAGGCAAAGGTTTATTTGATAGCCTACTTCCTCCCTCTGTCGGAAGAGTTAAAACAAATTCTCTATAATTGTTGTTAGGCATAATCGTATATTCAGGGAATTCTACACTTTTACCAAGTTTAGATCCCCCCGCAAAATCTCTAAGCTGTATTTCCGCTTCATCAAAATCAAATATAAAATCATCGTTCAGAGCTTTTAGTCCCGGCATTGTTGCAATGCCTAGTTCAAAGAAGTCCTGCGGTGCGTCTATGTTTGCTCTCATAAAATCTAAATCTTCTTGCGGGTCCATATTAAGATGAGAAGCTATTCGTGGATTGTCTGAAAGAGCGTCTTGTTTATTTCGATATATACTATACCCAAAAGTGTCGCTTCCTTTGATGACCATACCACTTAGTGCATCTTCAAAAATTCCCACAGGATCTTGATAGTAGTTTCCCAGCATATTTCTTATTGCTAGATTGTAACTTTGTTCCTGCCTAACAGCGGGCTGCATGTCTGATTTTAACTTCGCCTGCTTTTCTAAATTACCTTTACCAAAATATTGGTCAAAACTAACCGTATTTGTTATGCGGCCATCTTCAACGGCTTTTTTAAAAGCATTGTCTATTCCTACATAATCTGTTCTGCCAAGTATAGGTTGACCAGTGTTTTTTTCTATTTCCCTAAAATTGCTAACTATTTCTCTATATGCGTTCCTGTCAGCAGTGCTTTTCTTTGCACTATTACTAAAGTCTGTGGCTATGGTATAGTCGAATGTTTTAGCTACTTCCTCAATTCTTGTGTCTTTTAAATTTTCGCGGGCTTTTTCTATAAGCTCTTCTTTGACTACTTTGTCATCTTTTAATAGAGAGCCCAAACCAGAATACTTTAGCTCCTCGTCTTTAACCCCCGCTTTCTTTAAAAGAGATAAAAATTCCTCTCCAGTGCCCGTATCTTTTTTAATGTTTTCCAAGCTTCTTAATGCTTTTGAATAAAAACCTAACGGATCTATGTCAGAAACAACGGGTTTTGTTGGACTTACAATCTCACCCCTAGAAAGAGGCTCTCCCCCACCTGAACCACTATCGGGTGGGCTAAAGGCCCGTGTTCCCTCTTGTAAAGTTCGATAAGAAAGACCGGGAATAAGCATAGCAAGTCCCGAACCTGTAGTATCCAACGCATCCTGAAAAGTAGAACTATCCAACTGGCCCTCTTTAAGTTTTTCCCCTAGCTGACCTCCGTAAGTAAAATAATCCCTTACGTCCGCCGCGTCAGATAGTTCAGGCACAAGTCTCATTATTCCCGATGCCACATTGTAGCCATGAGGGCCTAAAAAATAACGAGCCTTTTCATCTATATACTCTTCAGCTTGTTGTTTTCCAGATCGTATGTCGTCTAATATGCCCATTAAAGTTTATCCTTTACGATAAAAACTGTTGAAATGAAGATATGCCCCGTGGACCGCGAAACATGTTTCTTGCTATGTGTTCCATTCCCGCTATGCCGCCTTTTGCCATAGGCTCTGCCGTAAGCTTAGACCTAATAACGGGATCTGATTTAGCCCTATCTATCAACATAACATTACTAATATTTCCTGCGTCTTCATAATCATTAATATACGGAATGTTTGTATGGCCCTCTTTTGCAAGTTTTTTTCTAAAATCCGCTATAATCTTTAAGATATCTTCTTTTGGAATTTCTCGTGCCTGATATAAATCGTTAAGATCTTCGCCTATGACTTTCTCTACAATATAGTTTTGTAAAGTCTCTTCTGTCCAAACATCCTGCTCCATAGCCTTTTTTTGAAAATTAGCCCACCTTGGAATTCCAAGGTCAGTAGCAGCATATTCGTCAAGATCTGGAAATTTAAAACCCGCTGTTGAAGGTGTAAAAGGTTTTGAGGTATCTATAGAAAGGGGCAGGGAATGCCCTAAATTCTGGTTTTTTCCTATACCCGCGTCGAAACTTCCACTTTCAATTATATCCGCAATCCGTGAAGACCCCCGTTGTCCTGCGGCTTCTTTTGTTCCAACATGCGTTCCTAAAAAATCAATCCAACTCTCAGAATATTCATTTGCCGCTTCTACCGTTTTATCTATGTCAAACCTTTCAAACGGCGTTCTGCTTTTTGTATAATGATATGCGTCCTCTCCAAAGTCTCCCTTAATAGCTTTGGCTAAATTAACACGCTGATACCCTATACCAGAGCCCTTGGGCCCCGTGCTGCGGACCTCGGTTATATTGTCAAGATCTCCAGCAGCTCCCATAATAACATCCTTATATTCCTTACCGCCTTGCAAAATAACCTCTTTATACCCAGATAAAGTATTCTTAATTGTATCTACCTGATCCTTGTTAGATAAGAATTCAGAAGCTCTGTCCGTATTCATTCTTCTATCGTAATCAAAAATTCTTTTATCTCCGCGTATAAGTCCGTGTTCCGCGGACAAAATAGCTACATCAAAGTCCTCTTCTTTTAAATTTTGCTTTTTAAGGGTCTGAAAAACAGGACCCATGTACAAGTCCATAGCCTTTTTGTCTCCGGGCAACGGACATTTACTACCGCTACAAGAAACCACAATTAAACGCTTACCTTTTTTAGATTCGGGGGCAAATAAGCTATCTCCTCTTTTGACGATTTTAGAAGAATCTGAAACCATTCTATTAATAACGTCAAAGTTACCGCGCTCGGTGTTAATTGGCTCAAGCCGTAAAATATCCCCTATCTTTTTAAACTTTTCGTCATCCTTTAGCGCGGCCTTTACTTCTGGTTCTATATCGTCAAGAAAACTAAAGGGTTTGTGTCGTCCTCTTTCCTCTAAAACTTTAACAATCTTTTCTTTAATACCCTTTTCTCGTAGTAAATCGCCTGTGCCAATACCGCTATGGGGTTCAAAATAAAGCATTTGATTTATTCTATCTAACTCTACGTCTGATAGTTTTCTTAAATCCTCTATAGACGAATTGGCTATAGCATCCTTTACTTCTTTAAGCTGTGCATAAAATTCGTCGCTTTGCTTGCTAAGGGTTCCGTAAGACTCAGGCATAGTTTTTGCGAATATATTTCTTTTAAATATTTCAACAGCCTGCTCACTAAGTTCACCCCCTTTTGATTCGAGACCCGTGGACGCTTTGATGTTGCCCTTCAATATATCCACACTAGACTTTATCGCCTTTTTGGGAAAAATATCTAATTGGTCAATAGCGCGGATAGCGGGTAATGACGCAATGCCTGCCAGAAGTTTTCTTCGGGTTGGATCTACACCTTGCTTGGCCCCTTTAATGAGCGGATCGACAACGTCGTCCGTTGCACCCAAAGGACTAAGAAGTTCTGTAAAAGCTGCTTTCATTGGTTGCGCCGTGCGAGACAACCCATAAGATAAAGGTAAAGCTACTACTTCCCCCGTTTTAAGTAACGCATCCAAACCAGCGCCATAATCCACACCCGGTTTGTCGTCCGTAAGGCTTCCAAAGAATTTTCCACTACTGCCCTGTGCCTGTCTTATAATTTCAACAGGATTTAAATATTCGTTAAAAGCGCGTAACGAAGGTCTTAATGGAGGAGGGATGTAGTATTCTAAACCCATAAATCAGTACATACCTTTATAGTACTCTATAGAGGTCCCAAAGCCACCTTTCTTCTTCACCACCCCACCTTTACCAAAGCGCTCTCCTGCTTTGTAGGAATTAATCTCGTCGCTAACCATTCTATATTCATCGCTGTCTTTATCCAGACCACTTAATATTTCATACAAGTGTGAAAGCCTCGTGTAAGGCTTAATTTTTATCGTAGGATCTTTTCTTTTATTAGCCATCATATCCTCCTGTTAGTAATACGCTCGCATTCTAACAGAACTTTCGCCATCTTCCAAGTCATCTGTTGGCAACGTCACAAAATTACCCTGACGATACCGCATTAACGCCTGTGTCATACTATCCACCAAGTCGTCATACTCGCCATTTGGAAACGCCGCTACCTCCTCTATCAACTCGTCCGCAAACGTCTCGTCAGGGGCCCAAACCATTCCCGCCTCAAACAATGGCGACACCGAATGCACCCTCGTCACCTTATCGTTCCCCTTACTTGGCGTGAAGTTCACAACAGGTATTCCCATATTACGGAGTTCGTGGGTCAGTGGCATACCGCTCGCCTTCGCCTCAACGATGACGGTATCGGGGTCCCAGTACTTATACTGATCCAACGCCACCTCTTTGAGTTCGGGAAAGTCCCACCGACCCTTTTGACTGTCTAACAAAATTAAACCGGGAGTTCCAGACTCTTCTGGATAAAAAACACCCCAAGTCGTAATCGCACTAAAGTCGCTCGTCTCACGTTTACTAAACGCCGTATCATAACTCTGAATTACATACTGCAAATTAGGAACCACCTTACGCTCCCACTTCTTCCACCACTCCCTACGAATAATCGCATTCTCATCGCCCGTAGGATTTTGCTGATACTGCGCATTCCATTTGCTCGGAGGTATAGATGCGCGGACCGCGGACAGATCATCGTAAGACCAGTACTCAGGCCAACAGGGTTTGTCGTCCTCAAACAAAGCAGGAAGTTCCACAATTTCCCATTGATCGGCTAACGGATCTTTAGCCATAGAACGGAGTAACTGACCAGTCATATCCTTCTCGGACCACCGCGTCTGGACCAAAACAATACTACCTCCCGGCTGGAGCCTCTGTCGGGGGCCCCCTGTGTACCATTCCCATGCATCATCAAAACCATTCAAGGACATCGCCGTCTGCTCCGAATGCGGGTCATCAATAATCACCAAGTCACCACCACGGCCCGCTAAGTTCGATCCCACACCAACAGCATAATACATCCCACCATTGCTCGTGTCCCACCTGCCCGACGCTTTACTGTCCGCAGCTAACTTTACGTTTGGAAACACCTCCTTGTAATCATCACTATCAATCAGGTTCTTCGTTTTACGGCCAAAATTTACCGCAAGTTCCGTCGTGTGTGTTGCCTGAATGATCTTCATTCGAGGGTTCCTTCCCATCATCCACGCGGGAAACAAAAAGCTTGCAAATTCACTCTTCGTGTGCCTCGGCGGCATGTTAATAATCAGCCTTTTTAGATCACCGTTAGCGACCCGCTCTAGTTTCTGGGATATTATTTTATGATGTTTACCCGTTATGAACTCAGGCCACATTGCTTTTACGAACGGTAAAAAATGATTTTGACAGGCTTCGTTTCTCTGTAATTGAGCTAATCTTAGTTCTAATTTTAGTTTCTGCGCTTCTTGCGACGAAGTAAAGTCAACATCCATCAGGGGCCCCTATAAGAGTATATGTGACCTTTATAGCCTATATGTTTTTTTATGTAAATATTTGCGTGGAACTGAGCTCTTGCAAGCGCAGCCAGAGATATATGGGCCTCGCGCCTAGGCGCTTAAATTTTGGATTCTGGGGCTGGTAAATTGACACGATAGCAGCGGGCCCCGCGCCTATTTTCGCGAACCTAGGGCCAAGGATTCGGAGCTGCTGCTGGAGCTGCTACCAGTTAGCATGACTCGCGCAGCTGCTTCCAGAATTCGCGGTCCAGCTGGCGCAGCTGCTGGAGCTCATACGATTCAACGTGGACCATGGGGCGTGGTTCAGCAGCATTAACTGTGAAATTAAAAATACCGGGCATTTATAAAAAGAATAAAAAAAGGCCCTGTAACAGGGCCAATTTTAGTGCAGCTGGAGCAGCTGCTAAACTTCTCGTGGGTATTCTTCCACGAGTCCAATGTATTTATCTACAAATTTTATGGCAGCAGCTTTGTTTTTATATCCCTTATTAATTAAAGTTCTTTCCCTAACATATCCTCCGCCATCTTTAAAAAATCCAATTAGCTGGCATGAATACATAATTTTTTCATTAAGTAAAAAAGTGGATACTCTCATTTCTTCAGATATTTTATATTGTGACATTTTTTATTTTCCCATAACTATTTTCATTTTCATTTTTATCGATGAGTCCAATATCTCCAGCCACATGGTGGCGTAATATTGACCTAGGCGGAAGGCCAGCAGCAAACCGCGTAATATGTTCCGCGTCGGATTCTTCCGTCGCAGCATTTGAATCGCGTCGCGATAAATCGGCCCAGTGTTTTGACACTGGGAAATTGCCAGCATAGCAGCCACCAGCAGCAGCGGACTCGGCAAGCTTTTTCTTGCTGCCATGCATCGTAAAGCCAATTACGTAACCGCGGTTCAATCTGCTGCAAAGCGGTCCATCGATTCCGCCACAATTAGCGCAGCTAATATCTTCTAAATATTCTGCTGGACACCTCACGACGCGAATCCCGTCAACAGTTTTATTTTTATTGCTGCTGCTCCAAAAAGACTCGCTTACCATGTGGACCGCATCCGCTCCAGCAGCTGTAGCAGCTCTAGCAGCTGCCCACGAATCCGCGCTGTAATTAATAAGCGTTTTACCAGCTCGCAATAATTTAGAATAAAATTTGTAATGAAAATGGGAAAAGGTAAAAGCATAACCGCCCTTTGGAACGGCGTTAATTAATGCATTTAAATATTCCGTATCAATCTTTTTCGTTCCTGTTTTACAGGCTGGCATTAGAGCGCAGCTGCTAGGGCAAGTTCCGTATTCATTACCGAATCCAGCTCTATAAGTAACCGCGATACCAGCGGTTTTTTTGGCAGTAGAAAGTTTTGTACAATTCAAAACCATTTTTAAAGCTCCGTAGTTAAATTAAAAATATAACTAGTTTTACCATTTTTTAAACGATTTTGTAAATAACTTTATAAAATAGACTCTTAAATTTTAGCGCTAAGGGCTAGTAAATCAATTTTAGGTATTAGGGACAAGGGCAAAAAAAAGGCCCTGTGTAGGGCCTTAATTTTTATTTAGTTTTTTATTCCGCAGCACGATTCCGATGCGCAGCAATAAAACTTAACCGCCAATAAATAATAATATTAGGGCGTCAAATGGGAATGGAAAAACAAACGCCAGCCCTAGAAACAGAATTAAAAATGCTGCTGCTGCAATCTTTTCGCATAGGTCAAGTATAGGCTGCTTGAATTGTTTTAAGATTAAAAACACCATTACTTTAAATATATAACGCCAGCTGGCGGAGCTATTGCAGCAATGTTGAATTTATCTAATAAATCTTTTTCCAATGCATTCGGTTCTAAAGATTCTATTTCTATATCAATACCTTTTAACCCATTAGGTAAGGCTGCAATAACTTCGGTTAATTGCCTATAGAGCATTACCGCATGATTAACATTAGACACTCTAACTTCAATCATAAATTGACCAAGTAAATCAGCTAATTTTTCTTTTACAAAATATTCATTCATTTTTATTTTCCTATATTAATTAAAAAAAAGGCAGACCCGAAAGTCTGCCTAAAATTTAGAATATATAAAAAGTAATGTAAAGTTATATATCTTTACGCAGCTGCAACACGACTCCAGTCGGAAGGGCTAAGGTTTAAAACTTGACCGCCTTTGCGCTGCCATTCGCTCCTATCATCGTCGTTGATTTCATCAAAATTTGAAACCGCAGTTACTGCATTCATCAGGGTTGCGCGACTAACAGGCTGGCCCACAAATCCGCGCTGCTGAAGGGTAGACATAAGACCTTCTAAAACATTTTTAGATTCAGCTTTTGTGAATTGCATTACCTTTGACAAATTATCTACCGCGGTGGTTGTGTCACATTTCACAGTATCTGTACCAGCTGCTCTAACCTTCTCTAGAACTTCGTCAAATTTTTCACGATTACTAAAATGCTTTACGTGAGATTCAATAGCTAGTTCTAAAGCTTTATTATCTGCTGCCTTAGCGTCTTCGGAAAGAATACTCCAGCTTTCAGTTTCTCTAGCAGAAGTAATATGCGCTTTACGAATTTTGTTTTCAGTCTCCATGCCATTTAGACATGCTAATGTCCAATACATTTGATAAACGCTAACAGATCCATGCCCAGTCTCTGAGTTTTGAACACCAAGTCCGTTTGCCATAATGTCTCCGACGTTGGCGCCTTCTCCTGTATGATTACGCGCTTTGAAACGTGCATACAATTTTCGCTCAGTTATGTGATAATTAACCAGCTCAAACCCAGCCTCCGCGTCGAGAATAGGAAGAACAGAAGATGCCAATAGATGAGCATGGTCAAAAGTTTTATATCTATCGCTTAAAAGAGCTCTGCCTGTTAAATGATCTTCCCCAGCGTAACTGCCAGCATCATAGGTCCTGAGCAATTTAGGTTTATTTTCTTTTTGATGAACCGCATTAATCAAATTATCAAATTCGGTAGGATAGTTCTGCTGCAATCGTTTAGCCGTTCTGGAGTCTATTCCAGCGTTATCTGCAAATTGATTAAACGAAACATCGTTAAGTGAAACGAGCTGCGTATTATCCCCATGAGTTGCCTCTCGGACTACTCTTGAGGTCCGCTCCTCTCCGTCCGATCTCGGTTCAATAGTCTCAAACTTGAGCTCACTCATAGGCGTTGGAATATCTACCATTTTTCCTCGCCTCGTCTCTATTTCTGATATTAAATTATTAAGTCTAGATCGTGGGTCATTTGAATTATTAAAATCTAACATATTTATTTTCCTTATTTAAATGTTAAAAAGGCCAGCAAAATTGCTGACCCTTACGTTTTAAACTAATTATCTTATATTGTAAATAACTTTATGTTTAAGCAGCAGCTCCGCTGGCTACCTCCTTTTCCTGTTCGTTACGAATGCTAGCTGCAAGCTCTCTCTCCAGCAGATCCCAAATTTTCTTTTTAAAATCTTCAGCTGAAATTTTTTTGGCATTGGTATGTAAACCTATAAACTTTTCTACAGTAGAAAGGTTAATACAGGATACCAGAGCTCCGTTTATTTCTTGTTGGCAGAAAAAACTTTTACTAGCCATTTCATATAGCCTGAGACAACCATAAAAACGAAAGTAGTTTAATGGAGTAATCTCGTTTATTCCAAGAGCCATTGTTGCCTCTATCAATCCGCGGAGTTCAGGCACAATTTCGTATTCTCCTGTAGGAAGGCTGCTAGTGTTTTTCTGAAAACAAATATTTTTCCAATTATGGATTCTACCAAAGTCACGATTTAAAGACATGTTACTTCCTTCCACCCAAACGCTTCACAAAGAAAAGTTTTATCATTCAGGACAACCGCATCTCCCACATTAGTAGATCTTCTCAAACGATCAGAAGTTAATGTCTTAACTTCCTCGTTGAGCCACCAGCCTTCATCAATGGAATTCGTTAGTTTGAATGCCCTAGCCAAGTTATCTTCCTGACTAAGCTCTGTGTCTATAGCTATTGCAGCTACATCGACGAACTCGGTTGAACTCTCCAAAGCTTCACGAGACCTATAAATGTTTTTATGTTTAACAATCATATTTAAAACTTCTTTTGTCTCTGGAGCGTCTTTTTTAAAACGATCAATACTCCAAGAAATAATTTTGCTAAACCCTAGGTTATCTTGATGATCCCATTTTCCAAGGTCATAACCAGATTCTTTTAGACCGTGAACGAATTGACCAGCATCGCCAAGGCACTCGCAGCTAACGGCTATGCCTTTATGAAAAGATCGTCCATTGTATTTACCATAGTATCGCATGTCGTATTCTTCAGCGTACCTTTCTACTTCGTCTTTAAATTCTTCTATGGTTGGTGTTATCATTTTATTTTCCTTTCTAAATAATAAAGGCCAGCAAAATGCTGACCCTTAATTTTTAAACTAGTTATCTTATATTGTAAATAACTTTATTTTCTCCTGTTTCTATCTGTTAACTGTTGTAACCTTTTATAATCTTTTCCATAAATTATTTTAGCTAGAATTCTAAACAAAAACATTTGCTCACCTCCTTTCTATTGAAAAAATATGAGGCATAAATCCATACACAGTATTGCCTTCGCGGACAGGCTGCAAACGCTCGCCTTTAGTAAGGTTGACTATAAGGATCATCTCTCCTTTAGAATTATGCTTGAACGTCAGCCCAATTCTGTGCCCAGCTTTAGCTTTGTGGTTTATGCCTTTGATGCTGATACGTCTATCTGAACGTTTTTGAGTTCGATAGAAGCTGATTTGAGATTCCGTACCATCGAAAAATTCTGCTTTGACTATAACTTTATCACCAGCCTTCATCTCGTCATAATCAGCCCCAAATAATTTACTAAAATTTCTAATACTGACGTTGGCATCAATCGTAGATTTTTCCAGCATAGTTTTTGTTAAATTTAAAAACGCTGGCTCGTGGTTCTGTAGATCAACTATCATTGTTTATCTCCTTTTCTAGCTCCCAAACATCTACTATTTTTTCATTTTCATAACCATAATCCAAACCATTACCTGTCATTTTTTCGCGTACTAGGCTTGATTCATAAGTACCTTCATTGACTAAGTCTTCAGCAGCTTTTTTTGAGGGTGCTTTAAGTATTATTTCAGAATATCCAATCCATTTTGTTTTAACTTTAAACTTCTTCATTTTCCTCCTCCTCTTTCTTAATTTGTTCGTTTCCATTATTAATCATTTCTCTAACTGTATTTTCACCAAAAGGTTTATACGCAAGTATGTCTTTTATGCCTGTCGCGTCTTTTTCTAAAGGATTTTCCTCCTCCTCTTTTTTGAGTAGTTCCAGCACAGTATCTAGGGCATTGATAACCTCATGGTGAGCGGTATGCGTAGCCAGCTCGTGCCAGCCGTCGCTACAGTTAAGGTAGTCTTCCCATTGTGTTGTTTTAAGTTCTTCTAATTTATCCTTAACGTACTGTAGGGTCATCTTCTGCCTCCTTTTTACAAAGAAAGGTCATCTCGCATTGTGCTTCATTTTCAGCAGCACCAATGCACCTAGCCAAGGTATCAAGGCCAAACTCCTCTGCCTCGTAGTACAGGGCGGTAAGCTGGTCCTCAATTTTTTTAAGTTTTTCTTTAGTTGTTTCTTTATTTTCTTCTTCAGAAAGCTCACGAACATTTTCCAAGGTCCAATCGTGACCATCGTCTGTTTGCTCCCAATCTACTTCAACCTTTTGGGAATATGCAGTATCGTCATAAGCCATATCTAGCGTATCGCCTTTAGCTATCTTCCAAGCTTCTTCTTCGTTAGGGGCTAAGATGATTGCAGCATACCCAACGTCTTTTGTTGCCGTTACTTTAAATTTTTTATTCTCCCCTATTAGTGTATAATACGGCTCACCTTCTATCCATTCGTTCCAACCTTCTAGGAAATCTTTGCTATTATATTTTTTCCAATCGGAACTCCTATCGCGGTTAATCTCTTCAAGCATTCGATCAATGGTCCAAACATCGGTTTCACCATTAGACAAATCTTTTATTACAAAAGTTCTATTCATTTATTTTCTCCGTAGTTAAAATTTAAGATTCTTATAATCTATAGTAATATATATAACTTTACAAGACCCTACTTAAAAACACCATTTCTGTATATATAGAGCAAAAAATAAAAAAAATAATTTAACTAAATCTAGGTGTAACCAACGTAACCCTGTAACTTTTCATTTAACTCTTTATATTATAAGACTTTTTCAGTTACATTTTTAGTTACACTTTAAAATACAAATATGTAACCATACCCTTAATGTCCAAAATTGCCTTAAAGGGGGGTAAAAAGTTTTTTTAAAAAAAATAATTTCTGGCTATATAAGTAGAAATGTGTTTTTTAATAGTACTATCTGAAATTAACGTGAGAATATTTAATGACTGAAAACTTACCAAAAAAGCGAGGACGTAAAAAGAAAACTGCTGCTACACCTCTGAACCGCAGACAAGAACTTTTTGTCAAAGAGCTTGTGACCAAAGACGGACAAATCACGATGCGAGAGGCTGCAATAAATGCTGGCTATCCAACCGCTTCGGCTCATACCAGAGCATATGAACTGACTAACCCACACATAAATCCGCATGTAGTATCCAAGATCCGTGAATATCGACGCGAGTTAGATGAAAAGTTTGGAGTGGACTACAAACGTCATATCCGAGACCTTCAGGTAATCCGAGATAGAGCCTTGGAAGAGGGTGCATTCTCAGCTGCCGTGCAAGCGGAAAAAGCAAGAGGTTTGGCACAGGGAGACATTTACATTAATAAATCGGAAGTTCGCCACGGATCTATAGACAGTATGTCGAAAGATGAGGTTCTGAAAGCTTTAAAAGAACTGAAAGGAATAGATGAACATGTCACAATCGACATTACTCCCACGCATAATACCAGCGACGGCAAAAAAGCGAGAAAGCGCCTTGTGGAGCGAATTTCGGACGCAAGCAAAGAAGCTACGGCCTGAGTGGATTTTAACCAGAATAGAGACAAGACTAACTCCAGGAATTCCAGATGTACTGATGTGCGATGAGAAGGGCACGTTTCATTTTATTGAATTAAAATACACGACGTCGCATGTTGTGGATTTGAGACCTCATCAGGTGGCGTGGCTCACAAGGCATGCCCATAGTAATTCTTGGATATTAGTTCGTCAGGGAGACAGAAGGGGGAAGGGGGATAGAAAGACGTATTTGTATCCAGCTGCTGAAGCTATGGATCTGAGGATGGGGGGCCTTGCTCGTACACCTTTGTTTCAATGCGATAAAGAAGTACCGTGGGCCGCGATCTTTGATGTAATGTCTGTGAAATAAAAAGGGCGGTTTTGAACCGCCCCTAAAAATTATTTCTTTTTGATTTTTTTAGAAACGTCATCGTCTGATTTAAAGAATTGCATGAATCTTTCTGTAATAACATCGCCATTACAGCGCTCGCAAGCTCTTCCTTTGCCAAAATCTTCAAAGGGCATGGGATTATTTCCATATCCGTGATTATTTTTGCTGCCACAAAGCACACAATCGTAACGAGGAATACCATCAACAACCTTTATTCCGGGTAAGCCTGTTACGGGACAAATTTCTATGCCTAATTCATTTTTTTCTTTTTTCATTTATTTTCCTTTCTATAAATTCCTGGAATCAGGTATAGAAGTTTATTTGCATAGTGTCAATAATTTTATTTCTGGGGCTCTACCAGCTGCGGTGGCTCGCGGTCCTTGGGCAACGGCCTGTGGTTCGTGGGCCGTGAGGCTGGAAGCGGTAACGTATCTTTAAACTTATACATCTTATAACAGTAAGCATCGGTCCATAACAACGGATCAACCTTACGCATATAATGAATACATTTCTCTCTATCGCGGAAAGTAACGTAAGAGAGCCCAATTTCTGGATTAAGTATTAACGTTATATAAACTGTATACTCAAACATCATCTTTGCCGTCGGTGGCTACATAGTAGTCGGCACTTTCTCGAATGCGTTGATCCAAGGGTATGGCGTCCTGTGGTTCGAGAAGTTGTTTTTTTTCTAGCTCGGCTATACGCTCTTTTAGTTTTTTATTTTCTGCCTCAAGTTTTCTTATTTCGCTTTTCATTTAAATACTCCTTTTTCGGATTACCTATATTTTTGCCACATTTGTAACACTCGAAAGTATTCCAGAACATATGACTAAGAACGTGCATAGTCTGGCAATGGGGGCATTGAAACCCGTACAATTTTTGATGTTCAAAGCGAGGTTTCACGACTGTACTCATCTTCTCTGTATCTCCTGTAACATTCGCGACAAAGGTAGATCGTCGCTTTAGGTTGGGCTGGCGTACCTACAGGTACAATCTCCTGATCTGTGTAAAACTCGTAGCCACAATCGTGACACAAATCCCACGGATCAGGCATTTTTTAAAATCTTTCTAATCTTTGCTGCCTTTTTTGTGGAAATATACCGCAGATCGGCTAGAATCCTCTGAATAGCAAGTTTTTCTGAACTACTCATCTTCTTCAAACTCCTTTTTAGCCTCATCAAGTTTATCCAGATAAATCTGATGCTCTTTTTCAGTAAGGTTTTGTATAACAATTTTATACAAATCATCGCCGTTTTCATAAACTTCCACAGACTTTCGGTAAGTATGGTCTCCCATATGGCCTAGCCAGCTGTGTTCCATTTGCCAATGCCATGGGCCAGAACAATTTGTCATATCCACTCCAATCCTTCCCAACTCAATTCATCACACAAAGAGTTGTACGCACAATCCTGATAGTAGTCTAAGTCGGTAGTGTAAAAGTCAGGCTTACACTCTTTGTCCTCTTCTTGCATATCTAGTGCCCATGAATTACACGCATGCTCAAAGCTATGCTCATGGTTTAATGGTAGTTCATTTTTAAATATCATTTTATTTTCTCCAAAAAAAGGGGGCCAGAGAGAGCCCCCAAGTTTGCACCAATTATATGAGTGCGTCAGATTTCCACTTTTTTGCAAAAGTCTCTCTATCGCACTCGTGAACATACTTTTTCACAGTATTTGTATCCGGGTGGTCAGGTAAAACCGAATCACCGCAGAAGTCATTGTCTACACGACAAAAATCAAACAAATCGCCTAACTTCCTCGTAACTTTTTTTGCCGTTCTTACATCCTCAGCAGAAGGTTCGCTACCAGCAAACCTTAAAAGAATGTTGTACGCTTGTAATATTAACGCTAACTCGTCACGATTTAAAGTAACGGATTTAATCATTTCGATTTTTTGTTTTTGAATTTCCATTATATTTTTTTCCCTTTTAAATTATATAAAGATATCTAACTATATAAGAGCTGCCTAAAAAAATGTCAATAAAAATATTTAATTTAGTTCTTGTCACACCTGTCACACCTTAAAACTAACTTTTTATATATAAAAAAAATCATATAATAAAAGTTATAAATCACCTGTGACACTTGTGACAGAAATAAAAAACCCCCAGACCTACGGAAATCTGGGGGTTTAAGGCTCAATGTCCACAGGCAAGAAGACAAGAGCCCTTTGGGAAACTAGATTTCAACTGGAAAATAAATAAAAAAATTGAAATCTAAATACTTAGATAAGCGATTATATAAGATATATCAAGCTTTATTTTGTAATTTTAATAAATTTTTTTTATATTCTTGAAAAATTACTCTTAACTGGCCGGAAATAGTTCTTCCTTCCTGACTAGAAAGCGATTTTATCTGTTCGTACACTTCACGAGGTACTAAAACACTCTTCCATTTCTTTGTATCCATGCGACAACTCCTTATTTTGTGGGATGTTATAGGACTAGATACAACAAGTCAAATAAAAAAAGACCCCGCAAAGCGGGGCCAGTTTCAGGGAGGTTAAAATATGGAAACCCGTCAGCCTAACGAGCTTCACCCCAACTCGGACCGATTTCTACGTCGCATAAATTGGGGACCTCTAATTCTATCGCCGTTTCCATGATTCTTGCAACCTCTTTTGCATCTTCTTGCGTTTTTACGGACATAGCGATCTCATCGTGTATCTGGATAAGCGGTACGAGCCCTTGTTCATATAGGTTTACCATAGCTTGTTTAGTCATATCGGCAGCTGACGCCTGTATCAACCTGTTAAGCGCTTTGTAAGTATACGCTCTTTTTAGTCTGGTCGTAGGTCCGTGGGCTTGGGTTGCTTCTGCGTAAGGCAACGCCTTGTGCATTGCAAAGCTATCTGGCTCCCATAGATCAAACCTACATTTTCTTCCTTTAATCGAACGAATAGAGCCTCCGCTGCTTCTAGCATTCAGTCTGTCGGTCACGCCGTTCATTAGCTTTTTTACAAACGGAACACGCTCATGGTATTTTTTCATCAGGTCCTTAGCTTCTTCAATTTCTATGTCCAGCTGGTCGGAAAGTTTATTCACGCCCATCCCGTACATTAATGCTAGATTGACTACTTTAGCTATTTTCCTGGGGATAGACGCCATCTCCGCTACCATTGTGTGGAAGTCAGTGGTCGGGTCGTTGCGGTACGCCTCTACAAACTCATCAACTTTCGGCAGCGGTCTGTCCAGCGTTTGCCCATAGACTTGTGCGTAATGCACCAAGATCCGCGGTTCTTGCTGGGAGAAATCAACACTCGCCCACTGCTCGCCTTCTTCTGGGAGGAACAGACTACGGATCATTGGCCCTATTTCAGGGTCTCTGGCTGGTATCTGTTGTAAGTTAGGATTGTTCATGCTGATACGTCCTGAAACTGTGCCTCCATCGTCAGACCTAATTTGATTTATGTGGCTATGTATCCGCCCATCCTTGCCAGCATGCTTCATAATCGTATTTATGAACGTGCCGTGAGTTTTGTTAAGGTTTCGGGCTTGAACAATAAGCTTGGGCAGCTCGTGCTCATGCTCCGACAGAAAGAGCTTTGTAAACGAAGGAGCCCCTTTATCGGTCTTTGGGTAAGGTATGCCCTGTTCGTTAAAAGCTTTTGCCAAAGATTGTGCAGCCCAGATCTCAACGTCCGTTCCTGTCATGCTCTTAATCTGCTTCAGTAGATCTTTCTCACGCTTCAGCAAAGCATTTCTTGTACGTTCTAGTTTGTCGATATCTACGCGGACCCCTTTCCAAGTCATGTCGATAAGACAGGGCAAAAGGTCGAGCTCCATATTAACAACATCCTCAAGGTCTTCTTGTTGCGTCTTTATCTTAAAAAACTTCCAGAGGTCCAAGGTCAGCGTTGCGTCTGTCTCGGCGTATGGCCCCACATGCATGGCTGGTAACCGCCACATCTCGCCCTTGGGGTCTACGCCAAACTCTGTAGCAGCCTCTACAAGCCCTTTTTCAGATTTGGTTTTGTTAAGATAATCATAAGCTAACGCATTCAAACTGTAACTAAAACGGTTCTCGTCTAGTAATGCAGCTATGACCATAGTATCTATAATCTTGCCGTTGAGCTGAAACCCTTCGCGCCGTAACCAGCCAGCGTCATACTGTGCATTATGCATAATCTTATCCGCTGGGCATTCAAACACTTTCTGTAGCCACTTGCTAACAATACGCTTATCGAGATTGCCCCCACCTTGGTGACCAACAGGAATATATCCTTTCCAATCGTCTGTCGCGACGGCATATCCCACAACCTCTCCATCACCTACGGCCCAGCCCGGTCCGTTGGTCTTAATATTGGGGTCTCTTGTCTCAACGTCTATTGCGATCTGCTTTGCAGAAAATATATCGGGCAGCTCCGCTGGTGGAACCCAATCGGACTTCGGGGCAAACATTGCCATTTGTAAAGGTTTCACCATTATCTTTCTCCCATTAAGGCTGCATAGCCACAAATATCAATGGATGAATCTTCGTGGTCAGGCGTTTCTATTAAACGGCTAAGTTTCACCGCTATCATGCATTGGTACACCTGAGCCACAGTCACTTCCTTTTGAAGAAGCACGGACCACATCTTAGCTATCCGCTCGTGATTTTTGTAGGCATCTCCATAATCCTTGGCCCGTGGGCCGTTAATCGCTTTCTCTGCTGTTTGTAATATTTCTGCTCGTTTCATATGTTATAGCTCCTCGTGGCATCTTCTGCCTCTACAATGTATAAGTTTTTCTTTGTTCTCGTTACACCAACGTAGAACGTTCTGTGCATATCATTTGGACTGATACGCATTTCTGCATCAGCTGCTGGACTGAGGTCCGTGAACAGCACGACATTTTCCGCTTCTCCACCTTTAGAACCGTGGATCGTGGAAATAGTAATACGGGGCTCCCCGTTGAACTTCTCTCCCTTTCGTAATAACTTTGTTATGTAGGCTCTGTCGGTCTCAGGTAGTTTATCCATAGCCTCGTGCCATATTAACTCTTTCCCGACAACAAGTCCAAATTGCTCTTGTAATTCTTCTAAACTTACCTCGTCTTCATCAGACAAACCTGTAAGTTTTTTAAACCCACGTTTAATTCTGTCTCCTGTAGACATAAAAGAGTAGATATGTCTCGCTGTTTCGCCTATAATTCGCTTTCCTTTTCGCATCTGTTCCCATCCATTTACCGCAGAACTGATCTTCTCACTGATACTACGATTTCCCATGTGGCTAAATAAATATCCGTTTGACTTTAAATCTTCCTTGACAGGCGATAGCATGTAGCCCGCCTGAGAAAGAATCATCCAAGTTCCCTCATCCATATTTACATCATTAATAGAATATATACGGCTCACCTGTCCGTTTTCTTCTTTTGGTTTGTATTCTTTTGGAAACCTTGTCGTAAGTCTACGAGAAACTTTATCTGCTATGGAATGCACATTTTTAGGAATTCGGAAAGACTGCGACAGCGTTTCACTACCGCCATCCAGATTAATAAAATGATTAACATCCGCTCCAGCCCATCTAAAGATAGCTTGGTCATCATCTCCAGCTACATACATCTTTTTTGATTTTCGGTCCAAAGCATGAGCGATATCCCATTGTAAAGGAGACAGGTCCTGTGCTTCATCCAGAAAAGTAATTTCAAATTCTGGGCAATATCGGTCCGCTGTCTTTGAAAAGGCTTCCAGCATATCGGTAAAATCGTAGCGAATTCTTTTTTCTTTAAATACTTTTAAAGCACGGCTGATAAAACTTACCAACATCCAATCCATGTTGATATGACTATCATTATATTGGTCTCTTAACTGCACCTTTCTTAATCTCGCAAGGTTAATCAGACCTAATACAGGGTCGTTTGCCTGAATCTTATCGGAAAAACTATCTGTTTCTGTAGGGGTCCCCGCTGCAAAAGTATAGCCTATTTGCTCTCCCAATTCTCTGTAATCTTCTGGCTGCATGATTTGTTCAACACGAATGTCGCTTTGGGCCAGAGCAAGACTGTGCAAAGTACGAAAATAGGGTAAATCTTCTTTTGGGTCGAGGTCAAAGCGCTTTGCCGCACGGTCTCGTGCCTCGTTAGCGGCTTTTCGTGTAAACGCAAGAAAAGCTATCTTGTGCGGATGAATACCTTTTTCAAGGGCCTTGTCCACCATATCCAGCAGCGTCGTTGTCTTTCCTGTGCCCGGTGGGCCAAATATTCTAAACATCTTAACGTATGATTTTTGAGCAGTCGTTGCATCGGCGCCAGCGTTTACCATTCTTTTTATATATAATAGCAGTCTTCTGACAATTTTTATGGCCTTCACAAAGAATCTCCTGAGCTTTACGCTCTCTTTGTGTAGTTAATCTCCACGGGATCTCGTTGTCTCTATAGTCACCCACCTTCATCAGGTATCCCCTGATTTAACGCTTGCTACGTCTTTCTCTAAGCGCTGGGCTTCTTCCTCGTATCCGTTCACACGCACAGCCTGTATAAAGGTATCAAAAGAACGCTCCCCAATACCGCCTTCTACATACATGTAGTAAATACCGTAATCCTCTACGAAATCTTTTATAGTCATGTCCTGTAATTTTTTTTCTCTAAAAAAATTGTGAAGTCTGGGGGGTAAAATCATGTCTTTAAGAAATACTGCTGGCACAAGAAAACGATTGGCGCCGTATCCGTATTCCTCCATACGCTTTATGAGTTGCTGCACCCTTTGTCGCGTAAGTCCATACAGTCGCGCAATATAAGACATGGTCCTTAATTCATCCCTATACATAGAGTAAATTCGTCTATTTCTCTCACTAAAAGTATGATTAGTGATTGGTGGCTTGCTGGATAACGTCTGCATCTTCCATCTCCTTTAAGGTCATTTTCCAGATAAAAATAGGAGTACCCTTACCCACATAGGCTCCCGAAACATTAAACGTAAAAAACTCTAAAGCTTCCTCCCTGTCCATCCCGTCACGAGACATCAGGATCTTTAAACATTTTTCTATATCATAAACTAAATTCAGCTGGCCTCCGAAGCCATTCTCTGTAATTCCTATAACGGCTTTGTCAAAGCCATCTGCTTGCATCATTGGTTCTTCTTTCAAAACGGTCCCTCCTCTGTAGCGTTTTTAAATGTTGGTGGTTCGATTTCGACTTCTCCTTTGTCGAAAGATGGTATTGACCAGACGCGAACAGAGCGCCCTTTAATCTTCATAACGGTGCTTTCTCCATTAATATCTCTTAGCCTCTGGGCAATTCTATGGGCTTTAAACTCAAAGAACTTATTCTTTTTGAGATGAGCCTCAAAGTCTCTTAACCTAAAATAGGTCATGTTATCTTCTTCATCGGTCCAAGGTCGGCGTAACAAGATCTCTTCTTTGTCGGAAGCGATCTGTAAATGACTACAAAACTCCTCCAGATAATCGTAAAACTGTCCGCTAGTGCTTGCATCCTGGGATACCTCTATGACCGCGCTCTCATTTTCTTTCATCTCGGACAGAAGCGCCGAGATCCGCGCCTCCCAAACAGGCTTCTGTACACTACGAGGCATAAAGTTAAGCTGCTCCATGCAAGCCTTTTGAAAAACAGGCTGACTTTGCAGTGCATCTGTATCTAATTCCAGTGGTTCGCTATTGACGTCCAAAAACCACACGGGAGGCGTCGAATTGTATTTGCGGAGGTTTGCTATAGCTGCACCCTGAACAGCAGCTCCTACGCCAAATTTTCGCGTCCTACAGAGCTCTTTATTACAATAGGCATTGATAGGACTATCAGAACACTTATAGGCGTACTCTTTTCTATCTAATTGTTTGGCAACTATGTTCACTTCGCTCAGAGGTAACGGAGGTTCCAGATACTGCATATTGTAAGTCAATATCTCGGTTTCCCAACTGTCGGGATACGCCTTCCTCAAATACACGCCTATGTTGAATAATCCGTTGTTGCGTCCCCCTTCGCTTATTTTATCTTTACACAGGGTTTGAAGGCATGGAGGACCGTCCTTTAATATAGCGTCAGGCGTCTCTGTAATTTGTAATTTCAGTATCTGTTCTGGAGTTTGCACATTCTTCTCTACCATAGCAAAGAATTCATCTAGTGTGGCGGAGGTTCCATCCTCTTTAATGGCGTACCGCAAACCCTCTTCAGCATTATAATAGGGGAGATTTAAAAAGTTTCCTACGTCTCCACGATCCAAGTGTAGCTTCACTTGCTTAGGAAATATCTCACTGCCCCCATAACCTAATGCAGCGCTAATACTCTGTAAGGTAGTCTGTAGGTCCTTGGCGTCTATCCAGTCTGTCGTAAACAAAAAGCAATGCGCTCCTCCCGACTTACTTCTACAAACCACTAAAGGTAACTTTAGCTTGTTAATCTTTTCTACCAGCGTTTTGTGGTCGAGGGGGTATTGATCTACGTCAACGCACCCCCACTTACACATATTGTCTTCATTTATAGGTATAATACCTATGCCTGTTCCCTTACCCGATAAGTGCCCTTCCCATAGTTCCATGGTCCGTGGCTCCCGAATAATGGCTGCTTTACCTGTATTCTTGCCATTTGCTGCGGTTTTCTCGATTTTAAACACGCCATAAGCTTCAGCGAGCCCCTCGAAAATTGCCGCAAATCTAGTTGCTGACATTTCGCCTCCCAATGTAAGTGGTGGCCCGAAGGCCACCTTTAGTTAAAATGGAATTTCACTATCGTCCGCATGCTTAACGTTTACATCGCCAGCCATAATACTTTCGTGAAAGGCGTGACACTTGGCAAACAGATCGGCATCTTCCATAGGCTTAACGTACTCCACGTTCCAGCCATGCCAAGACCCTTTGGAATTGTCTTGCTTTTTAGAAGTCACTTTAAACAATAAGCTAAATCTAGGGGCTGCAAACATTTTACCGTCCTCATCTTTTAGCTGTACGCCAGCAATCTTAGAATTCCACTTCTTTGATTCTTTCAGCTGAGATGATTTCATCGCGATAAGTGCTGGTTCACATGTGCCGTCATCATTCACGATCATTACAAACTGCTGTGCTGTCTGATCAAGATAACTACCCTCACCCTCTACCACATAATCACGATTGTCCTCAGAACCTTTTTGCGTCTTCGGCATCTCGTCATCAGGTGAATAAACGGCTATTGGAGCTCCAACGCCTGTGCCTCTAGCAGCCCAATGTATAAACCTTCTTTGATAGGCACAAGGCACGACTGTTATGCCCTGATCTCCTTTGTACAACTTACCAGTAACAGTGTTATACAGATCTCCTTTGCGAGCATCAGGCAAGTCATCAAGAATAGAATCTATTCCCTGTAGTATCTTTAAAAAGGGTAGCGCCAGATCTTCCTGACTGACACTCTCATTACCCTTTCCAGAGTGCTCTTTAAACATAGACGTAATGCCCATGCTTGCCACTTGTGTGGACTTCTTGTCGGCTACTTCTTTAGACATATTTTTCTCCTTTTTGTCTATTTAATGGTAACTTTGTGAAAATAATACGGTTCAATTTGTTCAGGTATAGGATCTCCAGCAGCAACTTGAGCTCTATACCACTTTTCTAAAGTGTTTGTGGCAATGTCCTCTCTTTGCTGCATATCATAAGTTTTTTCTGTGCCAATCCTTAACAAATCAAGCGCCTTTTGGTCTTCTCCAGCTTTAAAAGAAGCTGAAATAACATTTCTAATTAAAGAGTCGTGACCATTTTTTCGCATCCAATCATAAAGTTTTGGTTTATCATCTTTCAAAATGTTTAACTTAACTTTTTCTTCTAAAGTAACTACTCCGCCACCTTTAAGATGAAATTTTATTACGCCAGCCTCTTCCATTTTTGAAGGAAAAAGCTCATCTCTATAATATCTCAAATCTGCGTTTGCTTTTTTAAGTTGCTCTTCTAAATTAGCTATATGTTTTTCTTTTTCTTTAACAGTTAAAGCCATAGCGGTAAGACTACTTTGATCATTTGAGTGTAAGTCCTCAAAATTCTTTTTGTCCGCGGCTTCCTTAATTTGTTTAATTAAATCCATATTTGGTTTCCCTTATAATTTACTTGCAATATCTTATAGATAGACATATATTCTTATAAGTCAATAAAAAAATTAGATGAAAGAAAAAAATGTCAACAAAATATAAATTTAAGACAAAACCGTTTCAGCACCAGCTGGACGCTTTCAACGAATCATGGAATAAACCATTTTACGCTTTATTCATGGAAATGGGTACAGGAAAGACTAAAGTCGCTATAGATACGATGGGGGCATTATATACTGAGGGCAAGATAGCGGGAGCTATTGTTATAGCGCCTAAAGGGGTTTACGACAACTGGATAGAAGGAGAAATACCGCAGCATTTACCTGACGAAATCCAACGTATAGTGCTTCGTTGGAACCCGGCAAAGAGTAAAAAATTCTACAGAGATCTGGAAGACATTAAAAATGTTTTGAATAAAGAACTAAAGATTTTAGTTATTAACACAGAAGCCTTTAGTTCTAAAAAAGGCGCTAAGGCAGCAGTCGATTTTCTTATGTCAATAAAAGATTCTGGGCAAAACGTTATGACTATAGTAGACGAATCTACGACAATAAAAAACAGGGAGGCTATTCGTACTAAGACCATAGTAGCTTTTGGCGATGAAAGATATTCTAGCTATAGACGCATATTGACGGGTTCCCCTATTACTAAATCTCCTATAGATTTATTTAGTCAATGCAATTTTTTAAGTGAAAAGGCTTTGGGGTATAATAACTTTTACACCTTTCGGGCTCAATACGCTATTATTCAGAAAAGAACAATGGGGCATCATAGTTTTCAGGAGATTGTAGGATATAGAAATTTAGACGAACTTAATGAAAAATTAAACAGATTGTCTTGCCGTGTATTGAAAGAGGATTGTTTAGACCTTCCTGAAAAAACTTATGTTACTCGTGATGTATCTATGAGCGAAGAACAGATAAATTTGTACGCACAAATGAAGCAGTTGGCTCTAGCGCGGTACGACAATGGAGAGCTGGCTACGACAGCTAGTGTGCTGACCCAGCTTATGAGGCTGCAACAGATATGTTGTGGTTTTCTTAAAACAGACGATGATGAAATACAGGAGCTGAAGAACAATAGGCTGGAAGAGCTTATGAATATTCTATCTGAAACAAGTGGAAAAGCTATAATCTGGGCCACGTTTACACACGACATACATCGTATTGTAAAAGAAATTCAGAAGGTTTATGGCGATGATTCGGTAGCCGCGTACTTTGGTGAAACGCCACAGGACGAACGTCAAAAGATTGTTTCAAAATTTCAAGATAAGCAAAGCCCGTTGCGTTTTTTTGTAGGGCAACCCAGAACAGGGGGCTATGGTATTACTCTTCACGCCGCTACGACGGTGGTATATTATAGTAATAGTTTTGATTTAGAGATACGGCTACAGTCCGAGGACCGCGCTCATCGTATAGGTCAAACAAACAAAGTTACTTATATTGACCTTGTTTCGCCTAAGACAGTAGACGAAAAGATTATTAAAGCATTGCGTAAAAAGTCAGAGCTGGCGGGTAAGGTTTTGGGGGAAGAGGTGAGGGACTGGCTGACTTAGCCCATTAACCCACCGATACCACTTTTAATCAAGTTACTTGCCATATCGTTTGGAAACAAGGCTGCGTACTTGTTCCTGTCTACAGGGCCACTAGACGTATTGGTCTGAGGTTGTACTGGAGGCAAATTTTGAGACGTTAAAATTGGTTTTGTTGTTTCATTTAAATTTGACGTATTTATTTCTCTTGATTTTTTAAAACGTTCTAAAAGTCTTTTGTTTCTTTCTATTGTTCCGGGTTCTGGCTCAGGTAATCCAGGGTAACCGTAATAAGGTCTATCTTCTTCTGTTCTCTGGTCCTGTTCATATGCTTCTCGAATTGCATAAGGAATTACAGGCTGACCTGTTTCAAAAAACTTTTTCGTTAGGTACTCTGTAACGTTTTTGTATTGAATAGTTAAATTTCTATTACCTTCGGCTCCTTTAAGCTCTCCCGAAGCTTTTCGCATTAACATAGCGGCAAGTTTTGGATCTCTAAAAACCATGTCAACAAGTTCCATTTTTTTAGTGGCGGGTAATTCTTTGATTAAGTTTCTAAATTCACGAACAGCTATTCCTGACGCGGTCAAAACACCGGGGCCACTCTGCCCGCCTGTAACTGTTTTATAGGCCGTTGAACCAGCTGCCGAACCTATAATACCTGTTACTAAATCTATCAAAACGGAGCTTTCTTGATCGCTTAATGCATCTAACGATTTTGCAGCAGCAGCAGATTCTACCCTTACCATTTGAGAGCCCATTAATTTAAATCTGTAAGCCTCTTGCTTTGTAAAAATCCCATTTTTTTCAGCTAAATCCATTAAGGAAATAGTTCTTCCGTCTTGTAACGGAGCAAATAAAGTTTTATAAAAAGTAGAAAAAGACATTGTATCAGGGTTTTCTACTCCTGATCTAAGGCCCGCTAAAGAAAAAATTGTAGATCGTAAAGCATCTTTAGTTATTTTTTCATCAACTCCCGTTCTTTCTCCGTTTCTTAACGCATTTTGAAATAACTTATCTACATTAATAAAAGGAACGTCTGATCTCATAGTTTGTTCAAGTAAAATACTTGGAGAAACACCATTTAACAGAGAAGATAGTGTTTTGTTATTTTTAATAGCTTTCTCAGTTCTTTCTTGAGTTACGTCAAAGACACGCAACATATTTGTAGTTCTAACTACTTCTCTTGTATCTTTTTCTAATTGTGGAAAAACGTCTAAAAGATCTTTATTTTGATCTCTCCATTGAGCTAAAGCATCTGCGTTTACTACATATTCTACTTTTTTTGTTTTAGGGTTAAATTTTTTGGTAACTGCCATTTCTTTAAGATTTCTTACATGCAACTGCACCAAATTACCTACCGTGCTAAACAAGTTTCCTTGTAAATTTTCAGGAACGTCAACGTTATTTTTTTTAAATTGTTTTGTAGAAAAGTTTGCAAACTCTTCAAGCTGTCTTATTCTACTTATTGTAACGGAAGGCCCCCCGCGAATAAATTCTGCTATTGAATTTTCTGGGGAAACTGTACGTTTACCCGCTCTAGTTGTGTCTACAAGTCTACCAAGAACAAGCCGATCTATTACGTCATGTTTTCCTTTTGTAAAACTTCTGGCTGTATTATATAATTCAGTAAATTCTTTGAGTTTGTCAACATCTACAAATGTTTGAGCACTTCCTTCTTTAACAGAAAGTGTTTCTAAATCTTTTAAAATAGATTCTCCTATTAAACCCAATCTTCTTCCATAGTCTGCTGTTTCTGGATTGTTATATAAAGAACGAGAAGCTGCTAAAATTTCAGATCTAAGTTCGGTTAATTGTTTAGAACTTAGGGGCCCCGTAATTTCTAAATCACTAAAATTGCGTTCTCTTGCTTTTGCTATATTTGTTTGATTTAATTTAACAGACTCAAGTTCTCTATATTTTTGGACAGTATTAAGAATTTTTCTTCCATAACTTGCCACAGGAGGTGAAAAACCCTCTTTCAAGTTTTCTTTAATAGTTGCCTCTATTATATCTAAACGTTCTATTCTTTCCAGAGGAGATAATCCGTCTATGTCAGCTAAAATGTCTGTAAAGTTTCTAAAAGCTCCTTTTGTATCATTATATAAAGGATCGGAAATAGACTTGGCTTTTTGAAAAGCCTCTTCATATTCAGATATTATTTTTATTTGTGTTGCTTCTAAAGGGGGATTTACCTCTAACCCAAGAGATCTTTTGTGGTCGTGAATAACTCTAAATATTTTTTGTACGGCACTATTTTTAAAAAATTCAGATCTTAAAGAATCATTTTCAAAATCAGTGCTGATTTCGTCAAACATTTTCATATAATTAGGTAAATTTTCTTGAATAGCGTTAAACGCTTCGATGTATTCTGGGGAACCTTTTTCTGCAACAATAGTAAAATCGTCAGGGCTAAACATTTCTACTTTAGGTAATTTGTCCCAAAGTTTCGTTTCTAAATCCCCTAACTCAGCCATGGTTTCTTCTATAAGTTCCATAAACTTTGAGCTTATTTGTGCTTGGCTTGGTGCATCTTTTGGCTTTAACGTAAGAACAGCATCCATAAAAGGCGTTAATTTTCTCTGAAGGTGGAACTGCATAAGTTCTTCAAAAAGACCTGTTCGTAATTTAGCCGCTTGTCGTAAAGAGTCTGGATCTCCCATCTCTTCATAACCTTTTATCATTTTAATAAAAATGTCAGTTGCTTTTTGTTGTGCAACTCGTCGGGCTTTGTCTAATTCAGGGTTTTTAGAAGCTCGTGCCGCTTCAAAAAATTTAAAAATAGGATCGTCGGCTCTTTGAGCTACAGTAAAATCTACTCCGGGAAAAGCTTCAGCTAATAAAGCGTTTATTTCGGGATCGTCTAAAGCGTTAGCAAGATTCCTTGCGTCCGTTTCACGACCATATCTTTCGTATATTTTTTGTAATTTATTAAATAAACTTTGTTGTTGTTGCTCGGATATTTTATCAATCGCGCCGGGGAAACCTCCTGTTTCGGTAAGCACTTTCGGCAACATTTTAGCTAACAACACACCTCCCGCAGAACTTCCTATTAATTCTGAGCCTAAACGAGTTCCCGCTCCTCCGGGGTCTATCGTTTCAGCTAAATAAGCTGCCGTACTTGCACCGGGAACCGCTAACCCTTCAAGAAAAGCCGTGGTTTTAGGCGAATACTTTGCAGATTTCCCCATAGTTTCAAAAAGACTTTCAAAAAAAGCGGTGGCTTTTATAGCAAAAGGTGTTTTTTCTCCAGCATCAATAAAGTTTTTTGCTAAGGTTCTTGCTCCCACATCTACCGTCTCTTTTATTAAATGTGGAAAAAATATACTAGCAAGTCCTCCTCCCATTGTTCGATAAGACTCATACAGAGCTTTTTGGTTTGGTAATATAACGGGATCTTCTCCCATAACAGCTTCTTCAATCGCATCCGCTCCCTCATATAATAAAAAGCTGCTGGCTAAAAAAGATGTAAGGGTTGTTGCTAACCCTCCTCCTATAAGATACGGATTTCCGCTTCGTATGGCTGGCGGCATAACTTTAGAACCAACATAAGAAGAAGCTTTTAGACCGCCATAAATACTAGGAGCCGTTTTAAACGCTTCTCCAAGAACAGGTCTAGCAAACGTAGCGGGTTCGACATTACTAAATAAAATTTGAATAGGGTCATCGGAAGGACCAAACAAAGCTCTTCTTTCTGCCACGGATAGGTCTTTGTATTGGTCAATATAATTAAAAATTGTTGCTTCGCCCGATTTTAAAAGAGGGTATGATAAAAAGTCTGGATCTTTTTCTATTTCTTTTTCAAAAACCTTTTCGTAAATACTTACTAATTCATTAGTAAAGATTTTTCCCGGATCTTGCGACTTTGGATACTGCAATCGATAGTCATCAATCTGTTCATTAGTTACAAGTAATGGATCGATAGTTAGTTTACCGTCTTTAATTTCGCTTTTGTTTTTGCTTACGTCCATTTATTTATTAAAATCCTCTGTTGCGTCTGATGCAAAACTTGAGGCATCTAGAATGTTAGAACTAGTGTCGCTTGAAGCGCTCATTGCTTTACCAACAGCATCTCCAAATATATTTGCCTCGTAAATACCAACAGCTACGGTTAATTCTGAAATCATACCTTGTAACTCCTGTGCGCCTATTCTTGCTTCTACCAAATCATTAAAACCATATAATCGAGGTTGGTCTAATTTTGACAATTCTCTTTCGTAGGCATCAGTAAAACTATCTCGTAAAGCTAATAAAGCACTTAATGCATCTATATCGGATTTTAACGCACCCGGTTCAATGGCAGAAGCTAATTTTTGAATATTTGTAACGTCAAGAGCAAACGCTTTTCCTGTAATTTCTCGTCGTGAAACGATTTGAATTTTTCTTGAAAGGTTGTCTAATATTTTCTTAGCTTGTGAATTTATCTTACCTGAATCGCCAGCATACCCCTCACCGACGCCAATAGGTTTAAATATAACGCCAGCCATAAAATTTCCAAAATCTGGTAATATTTTACCAATGTCTTGAGCTACGGAAAGATCGATTGTGCCATTTACTAAAAAGGTTGGTTTTGCTGCAAAGTTGTCATAATCAACTGCGCCTGTTTCATCTCTCTCAATCGGCACTAAATCCTGTTTAATCTCACTAGGCTGTATTGGGTAAGCTGGTATTGATAACTTGCCTCCCTCTTCGTTTATTTTTTCTCTACTATTAATCGCCTCTAAAATATTTTTAGGTAACGTCATTTTTGGTTTTGTTATTTCATACCCAAGGTTAGGGTCCATACTCGTTTGTGTTTCAGATAAAACAGTTATCAAATTATTTATCATATTTACTTGAGCCGGATTGGATTGATCTAAGGTTCCGTTAGCATAAGCCTCTACAATTTCTGGATTAGAAATTAGGGTGAGGAACAACCCTCGTTCGCTGTCTGGTAATTCGGGAATACTTTGTATCGCTTGCTTATATAAATCACCATTATCTGTATAGCCCTCCTCCGTAATAAGTTTTATAATTTCAGCTTTATTAGCTACACTATTATCAAAAGTTCTTACAGTAGATCCATCGGAGCTAAATAATGTAATAAGGTTAGCGGGCTGAGGCGCAGCACCCAAACTTCCTTTGAAAGCAGATATTTCTTTATTTGTTGCGTAGAAACCCTCGCCTTTAGCTATTTTGTCACCATTTAGTAGTGTAATAGGAGAAGTTGCATATACAAGTTTCGTGGGTTCTCCTTCATCCGCTCTAATAAGAGATCTCGCCTTTGCTTCCATATAAGGCCCTATTTGCTCTGAGGTCATATAAGATTTATTTGAGTTTAAAAACTTAAAATAGTCATCATTCTTTGACTTAAACCTTTTAACCATTTGAAGCGTTCCGTCTTTATCTAGCTCATAGACAATTGACTCATCAATCGTAAATTCTTCCTTTATAACCTCTTTCTTTCTAAAAGTATCTAACTCAATAAGCTGTTTTTGTTTCTCAGAAAGATTTGTATTAAAACCTGATTTAATTTTATCATTAATTTCATTAATAGTAGCTATAAAATCTCCAGGAGTTCCTACTGTAATTTCTGTTACGGATTCTGTTCCGTCCTTGGCTACTTCAGTTTTGTACATAGGCACTTGAGAAGTGTCAAAATTTCTTTGTCTTAAATCGTTTTCAATTTCTCTAATAGATGCCACGGCAGTATCATACTCTGTAGATATTCCTTCTAACCAATTATTCTTTTTAAGAAGAGCAGCTGCACCTGTATCACTTGCCTGAATTTGTCTTATTTCGGGAATAAGGATGTAATTTTCGGCTTTTACTCTTTCCTCTTCAGGTAATAAAGGATTAGGCCCTCTAGACACTCTGTAAAAAGTTGAAATGTCAGTAGGCTGTAAATCTGTTTGTGTTAATTTGACACCCTTTTTAATAAGCCTGTTTGCAGCAAACGGAGTTAAAGATAATATTTCACTTTTGTTGTAAGTCTTACCACCAATAATTCTAGTGTTTCCAACAAAATAGTTGGTTGGAGCTTTGCCAATATCCTCAATTAGGGGTTTTACTGTTGTTTCGGTGAAAAAATTACCAGTTTTAACTTTAGCATCATAATTTTTTTTCTGTGTAGGATCTCTATAGTCAAATTCTCCTTGTATTGAAAGATTTCCTTCAGGGTTTATAAAATATAGGGTCCTCATGTCTGGATTTTTAACTTCATAAAGTTCTTTTTCTCTTTGAAATGCCTCTCTGGTGTCTCTTTTTGTTAACATTCTATTCACCGCAGCCATATCTACCTGACGCTGTTGTGCGTCCATAGCAGTTTTTGTTTTTTGTAGTTCCGCGGACCGTGCGCCGACTTTCGGTAAGAATTGACTTGCCGCCGCTGCTCTTGCCAAAGTTGCTGCGGGGCTCTCTCCTCTAACAGGAGGCGTAGACGCAATAATTAATCCAGCCTGTGCCAGATCAAACAGAATGTTAGCCCGTGTCATCTTTTTCTGTTCTTCAAGTTCCGAGGCACGTTGTTCGGGGGAACCCAAACCAAATTGACTAAACAAAGCCCGTGTTTGCGCTAAGTTCGTCTCGTCTTCTGTACCTAAACCAAACTGACTAAGATCTATCTCTTCCGCCATTTATACCCCCTGTGGTTGACCCGCCATGGACATAATACCGCCCGCCATTTCTCCTTCAATAGGTTGGGTCATTTCTTCCTGAGCCAGACCGCCTATACCTTGATCTACCGAAGCCATTACCATTACAGGCTGTACCAAAGCAAGAACAGATTCAGGTGTTTGGGTTGCGTCCTCTTCTCCAACAACCCCTGCCAGTTCCTCGTACCTAGCTTCTATAGGCTGTTCATCCCCTCGGATTGTATTCATCATCTGTTCGTAATTTTCCGCATCGTCTATTTGAGGGACCTGTCCTTCCATTTGAGATAGAGTCTGCTCTACCATAGCAGGATCTATTCCAGCCATCGGGGCCGCGGGCATTGGTGGGGAAGATTGTCCCGCCCCCATTTGTGGTAGAGCAGCTATACCAACGTTGCCACCTTCCTGCATAGGTACTGCAACCTCTGGTCGAGGCACGTTGCCCATTTCAAGATTATTCAAAATACGCATTTTTTCCCCTTCGGTAAGCATATCCCATTCGCTAGGTCTGGGGCCACCCTGTTGCATTACAGTTGCGCTAGGCGCATCGGGGTAAGGTATATTTGTTGGGGCCATTTCTTGTACAGGTGCGGGTGTAGGTGGATTAGCTGGTGTTGCTCCCGCCGCATTAGCCAAAGCTAATAAACGTAGAACCTCTTCTACAGACACACCTCTTTGCTCTGCTATCTTCTGAATTATAGTGGATTCTCGCTGTTGTCTCATTCTGTCTATCTGATCTAGTTCATTCGCCATCTGAACACTAACAGGAACAGGCGGTCTTCCAGCAGCTGGCATGAACTGTGAACCTTGGTCCGCGTACATCGGGGCGCCACCGTTTGCCATAAGCACAGGAGGTTGTTCCTCTGTCGCTTTATCTGGGGAATCAAACACATCTGCTTGTGTCGCTTTTTGTGTAAAAGCAATCGCTCTTGGAGGTTTAAGCCCCCCAATGCCGTACATATTTCCATCAAAATCGATCTCAAAACGATCTTCTGCCATATCCCGAACTTCTCCGAGAAAACCGCCTATATTACCTTCTTCCTTACGCCCAATCTGGTCCATAATATCTTTACCAAAAGGACTTAAAGCTCCGTATTGACCACCAAACATAGGTCTTTGAAAAGGATTGTTGTTATAAAACCTATAAGACATTAGCCGAATAACCCCGCTTCTTTAGCTCCCGCAAAAGCGCTCAACCCAGAAATACCTAAACCAAGAGCGGTTTGAAGGGGCGATACGTTAGGCGTAGAGGCCGTTGTAATTGTTTGTTGCGTGGACGGCGCACCTCTGTAAATGTCCGAAAGATAAGATAGTCTCTGATATGGTTCGTAAAGTTGTGCCATTTGTGCTTTATAAGCATTATCATACATAGACTGCAAGTTGCTTCTTTCCAGACCGCCAAGTTGTGTCAAAGCGTTAATGTCTTGCAAATTCTGGCTTTGTAACTGTCCGCCTAAACTCGCTATGCCTCCTGCGGCTTGTGCCCGTCTAGCCATTTCGTTTTGAGCCATGCCTCCTGCCGCCTCATACGCTTGCGCTTCCGCAAGAGCTTGCTGTTGCGCCCTCTGCCCGCCAATCATTCTTTGGTTTATCGCGCCCGCAGAACCTCCAAAAGGATTTGCTGTACCACGATTAGACTGCGCTAATTGTTGGTCAAAAGACCTGTCTATCTGTTGTCTCAAAGCTTCCTGATAAGGATTTTGATATTGAGCTATCATTTCAGGAGTAATTGCTTCCCCACTACCTTTGTACGCGGCTAACGCATCCTGTATATATGGCATATAGGCGCCAATACCTGACGTAGCCAATCCCATAGCTTCCCGCTCTAATGGACTGAGGCCCGCGATCTGTTGTAAAGGAAGATTAATTGGTTGATCCGTAAGCCCTTTAGCGGCGTTTAGTAATGCCAGCTTGTAGGCTTCTACCTCTGGAGATTCGCTAACTATCTGTTTTGTTGTCTCTATTGCCATTACGCCATCATCCTTCCACGATTTTCAAGGTTTCGCATCATGTCGTACATGTTATTTATACCTTGATTTAAGTTCCCGTTTCCCGCACCTTTGACTGCATTGGTTGTCATCACGAACTCGCCCGGCATCAACATAGCTCGTACACTATCCTTACCTGCTACACCCTCATCAGGTGCTATGCCTCCTGTCCGTCTGGGAAATATTTCCCCACCATCTTTAACAGATTGCACAAACGGGTTTTGCATTTGTAGGTTTGCAGAATAATACTGATTTGGTATGCCAAATAGGGATGGGTCTAAATAATTTAGAGCATAGGCACTTGCCTCTGGGTTATATTTTTTTGGATTTTTATCTAATTTTTGTTGGCCTGTTTCAAAAGTTATTTCAGGATCTTCTGTCGTGTCCAGCATACCAGTCGCTGCCATTACCCCTGTTCCTGCCAACGCAAGAGGTCCATACTGTCTAAGAAGATTAGGTTGTAATTTTTCGGTGGCTGTTTTAACTAACTCCGATTGGGTAAGTTTAGCAAATTCTGGTAAAGTTTTTAACTCTGCAACTTTTGCATTAATAGCTGCGTCGGTAGGGCCCGCAGGAAAGAAAGTATCTTTAAGCAAGTTGCCCGCTGTTTTATATTGTTCTCCCGTAGATTGTTGTAAAAAAGGTACTTTAGGAGGGGCCCCTTGAACTGCAAGATTGGTATTTGCCCCATATAATTCACCACTTGCAGTCGGAGGTCCTTGAACAGGTCCCAGAACATCTGCGGAGGCTTTTCCACTTGGAAAAATGCTTTTGCCTTTTGGCACATATGTGCCTTTTAAGTAAGCATCGATAGGATTTTTTAAAAACGCTTTTCCAAAAGTTCCTGCCTGTTGTAACATTGCTGATGGGTTAAGGGCTGTTCCAATACTTTCCATGCCTCCCGTCATGCCTGTAGTAATTCCCCCCGTCACGCCAGCAAATAAAGCGGACTTTAAAGCGTCTTTAGCAGAACCACCTTGTATTAGCGTTCCTATGCCTGAACCTAAGGCTGCACCATAGATGGGACCTAGCAGAGGCGTAAGCAAAATAGCGCCAATAGCAGGAGCTGCTTTCTTCAGTACCTTACCCACCTTCTTAAAAATTTTTCCTACGCCTCTTAGTATTTTACCAAGAAAAAACTCTGGCATTCCTGTGTCAGGATTGATACTATTCGCGCTCGAACCCACAACGTATCGTTCTGGGTCTTCTATGCCCAGTTCTTTTAAATGATTAAAGATGGATTCTTTTAGTACGGGGTTCTGCTCGATAAGTGCCTTGGGTACAATAATTTCTCCCTTTTGTAAATGAGCTACTGTATCATCCCCGAAACGCCCGTATGAAGACATTCTGGAGGCAATTTCTTCAAAGTTTGCTATACCAGAATCGCCGAACTGCTCTCTCGCCTCAAGAGCCTCAATCTGCTTGATTTCATCAGAAGTCATAATGAAGTCGGCAATACCTCCGCTAGGTACTTCGTTTTCCTTTAATAAGGGTTTGCCCATAATGCCTCCAAATTTACCTATTCTATCTAATTTTTTATAAAGAGTCTACGAAACAATATAATACCCGTCAGGCCAACAGCCCTCTTCTAAACAATGAGATCCTCTATGTTCTGGACCATCAGGTTTTATTTTTAAACCATGAGTGCGTGTGTTCTTACATTTAGGGCAAGTGAACGTAACGTGAGTGCCCTCTCCCTTCCAAACGGGCCCACCTCTCGTAACGTGCATGGTGGGTATTAAATTTTCAATTTGTTTTTCCATAACTTAGTTCTCCTTATTTTAGTTCTTAACCTTTGTAAATTCCTGTATGCTTGCAACGACATGCAGTTTGTTTGCATCCGCCGCCGTAACTTTTAATATTTCCCCCGATTTCAACACCAAATCTCTTGTCAATAATTCTACTGTCGTAAGATACTCTACACTTAAATTCTTAAATAGAGAAAAAGTAGCTGGCGAATCCGCAGTATCTGTTATTGTAACGGTAATAGTACTTGAACTGGACTGGTCATTAGACACCAATATAGAACTAACGATAGACACATTAAATAACGATGCCGAAGGCGCCGTATAAAGTACCGTCGCACCTGTTGACGTTAAATCAACCTTAGCGTTTGTTATACCCTGTAAATACTGATCTATACCGTTTATAAACATTATCGCCTACCGTCTGGTCTAATATCTATTCGGGGTGACCCTAAACGCCAACCCACTCCTGCCCCCGTACTTTCCACTTTTAAAGCAAAAGAACGCCCTCTCAAGCGTAAATGGGTTTGGTTTGTAAACTGTTCTACGGGAGTAGTAGCTGAACGTTCCGTGGTCCCCGATACGCTTTCGGAGTAATTTGCTCCGGGGAAATCTCTTACTTTAACAGTAAAATCGGCAGAAGGAGTGATTGATTCTGAATTTCTAAACGTAATGTCAGGTATTAGACGACGTACAAGCGTAAACTGCTCTCCGTCCCCCATATCTATCTGACTACTTTCTATACTTGCTGTGATGGCTGAAGAAGGACTAGTACTACCGTCATCAAACCCGTCTTCATGGTAATATAAGTACCCATCTGTGCCCGCGGCTATAGGATTTCTATGAACGCCACGATCTTCCCAAGCTGTGCGTACCATGCTTCCGTTATACCATACTTGCTGCTGGTAGTTATATACAACGTACCTGTCTATAGTAGAGCTATTTTCGGAAGGGTAAAACCACCAGACTTCTCCAAACGAACTATTATGCCCCGCGGCTATCTTTTCATTCTGTTCGTCATTAAAAGAAGTAAAGACGTAATCGTGAAGCGTACAAGGCATCTGCCTTACGTTACCGTCAAACATATAAAACGAATCCCTACCCATCCAGAATACAAACTCGCCCACCGCAACGGCGGCTTTTGGACTTGTTATAGATATACTTTCTGATAACGTTTGCAGAGAATAAGGACTTGTGCCCCCCTGATACGTCATTGCGTATGCTGCATTGTCTGTAATAACAAGAATAAGTGTACGGGTTTTGATCGCCGCAACAATAGCGCTACCTGAAGCTAGTCTAAGTTCCTGTGCCGTTTCTGTGTCCTCTACCTGCCATTTTGTTAAACTTGCTGCTACTGAGGTATTTGAGCTTGTTCGTATAATTAATGGGTCTTGAGTACCGGGGTTTGCTTCTGTATCACAACCAAAAGCTATAACATGGCCTTGATTTGATACCATAATCTGTTTAGCTATCGTGGGGGTAGCTGTAGCGCCACCTTCAGCGCTGAGAAGCGTGGCCCGCGTACCAAGCCCATCGGACCTATCCCAATAGTAAATACCCCCATCTCTAATGTTAATAAGCAGGTCTTCTCCAAAATTGTCGTGTGACCACGTTCGTAAAGTTGCTTCTGTAGTAAGGGCAGCAGCTTGTCCCCATCCAACGTAGTCACTATCTGTACTTGCATTACCAGCTATTAAAATTACTTTAGCTCCATTAGCATGAGTTGTAGCAGAAGTTCCTTTTTGGGCTCTTGTCACAGTTAGATCATTTGTAGAAACGTTTGTAACTTTGAGTATTTCACTATCAATAAGTATAAAATCATTAGTCGCTATTTGATGGGTTGGGTTTGAACTTGTAACGGTCAAAGTTGTATCTGAATTTGAAAACGTACCGCCCTCGTTAATTGTAGTTTCTTTTGCCGTCTCGGTTGTCCCAGACCAAAAGCCCGCGCCCCAACCTGTGCCACCGACTTGTGTGTCTAAACCAACACTTACTTGATATTGAGCCTGTACATCGGCCCCTCCATTTTCATCATCCGTAGAACCATCAGCTGCCGTTGGAACCTCTATAGAATAAGTGCTTGAAGAAAGTCTGGTAATTTGAAAACCTTCCGTTCTTTCTAATATAGCTTTTGTAACATTACCCCCAGAACCTAACCCATCCGCCTGAACACCTGAAAATACAACAAAATCGCCTGTTCCCGCAGCATGCCCAGCGTCAGTAACTGTTACTGTAGTGCTTCCATTTGTAGCGGCAAATACCACCGCACTTGAACCTCCCGCTTGCGTCGCACGAATAGGTGTTATATCAAACAAGCTACCGCCTTCTACAATATAGTATTTGAGGTGCGTAGCTAACCCAAGATATCGAGACCCATCCAAAGCCACCCAAGCATGTAAGTCTCTTGCCGTTCCCACAAAAGCAGTAGAATTGTATTTTGTCCACCCGCCTATTTTTTCTGCAAAGCCAAACCTAAAACGAACTTTGTCGCACTCGCGCCAACCACCTTCATTAGAATAAGAAGAGGCTTCCCTGTCTATTCCCGGTTTAAATTGTAGCTTTGTTAAAGGCATTACACGGCGCTCCACTTATTAAGGGGACAGGCGGTTCCGTTTATACGAACTTTCAAAGGTATTACGCAAAGACATTCTAAACAAATGTTTAGCTTTTTCTTTATGCAAGAGTTACAAATACTAAGTCTTTCTTCAACAATACTCATTGTAGAAAGTTCTTGGGGATTAAGGTTTTTTTCCAAATCCTCTATAACACCTTCCGAATAATGTTCAGGGTGTTTTCTAGCTAAGGTTAAATAAATTTCTTTTAGCTTATTCATGCAGTTCTTTTCCACATGTAAACAACAATATAAGGTTGAACGTTAGCCACGGCGGTTCCAGAACCAATAGATCCAGTAGAGCCTGAAATGGTGTGCGTGTGCGCTCCAGCGGAATTTGTGTTTGAACTTGCACTACTATTTGGGCAACAAGATGGGCCTAATGTTCCATCTCCATCGCCAGATCCGTTAGAATTAGAGTGTGTAATTGAATGCGTGTGCGCTCCAGCACTTGCTGTTGCTAAGGACCCCGCCGCATGCGTGTGTGCGGGTAGGTTAGCCTCTGCAAGAGTTACTGTCTTAGCCCCGCCAGTTTCTTCGACTGTATCGAAATCCGTGTCAGAAGCATCAATACCGACAGGAACTTTACCTGCACCAAAAGCCGCCCAAGTACCAAAACCTAGTAAAGTGCCGGGGTTCGTGGACACCGAAGCGTTAGTGTAAATTGATCCTACGGGATATATGAGCTTCATTATGTTACCAATCGTAACTTGTGCATTTCCCGTTCCTACATCATGCACGAACAATCTGTCCGTAAGAGCTAAGGTTGGTGTCGTTGCCGCGGTATCCTGATCTAATACGTTAAGTTCTGCCGAAGTCGCGCTGGTTTGCCCCTCGGCAACAAGTTTACTGGATATATCAAGAATGTTACCCGACCCATCGCTTGCTATCATAGCAATCTTACCATGTGCTATTGTTACTGTGCCAGACCCTCCTTGAGTAACCGTAATACTTTGCCCTCCCGTAGTTGCGTTTTCTAAAACCCAAACTTTAGATGTGCTAGAAGGCAGTAAAGTTAGCGTTCTTGTTGTAGATAGTGTTGCACTTCCTGTAACTTTATAATAAAAACTTCTTACGGAGTCTGTTGAACCATCGGCTATAGTTGTAGATTTATTTTCATCGGCATCAAAAAGAGCTTCTGTTCCGTAACCTAGAGCTTCTCCAATAAGTTCTAAATTCTTGTTTGTGGTATCACCCCAAGTTCCCGCCTGTTCTCCTGCGGTAATTTCTTCAAGCCTTAACTCATTTTCATATGTACTAGCCATAACAACTCCTTATGCCGCTTTATCTGTCCAAGTCACGGAAGAACTTGGCTCTACTTCTGTATACGACTGACTCACCCCTGTAGTCAAGGTTGTATACGATTGACTCACCCCTGAACTTACTTCTGTATAAGACTGGCTCACCCCTGTGGTTATGTTTGTATAAGTTGGAGAGGCTGCAATATTGTCTATAAAGAACCCCGGTGGTTGTGACGCCGCTTGCGCTCTTCTTGTTAAACTTCCTTGTACTACAGCTTCTATTGGAGAAGTTTCTGTCCATACGGTTACATTTCCTAAAGAAATTGTAACAGAAACGCCAAATTCATCATTTAGTTCTCCTGCACTGGTTACAGTGCCCACGGAACCTGTGGCAGAGTTTCCTGTAACCGAAACAGAAACAGGTATTCTTACAAGTTCTTCACCAAGGGCAGAGGTTGCTGCAAATCCAGAAACGGAAACGCTAGAGGTTCCAGATACGGTTTCACTTCCAAGGGCAGATGTTGCCCCTATATTAACAGGCGAAGTAGAAGAAATTGCAATATTAGCATTTGCACTTACAGTTTCATTATCTAATGTAGTTGTTCCTGCAACACCTGTAGCAGATACCTCTATAGATGGAACTACAGTTTCATCACCTAATGACGTAGTACCAACATTTGTAGAAGCCGTAACATTTGAACCCCCTGAAACAGCTTCGCTTCCAAGTGCAGTTGTAGCCCCAAGGTTAACAGGAGAAGTAGAAGAGATTGCAATATCAACACTTGCACTTGCAGTCTCATCCCCTAATGCCGTAGTTCCTGCTACTCCTGTAACGGCAAAAGTACAAGTACCTGTAACGCTTTCTTCACCAAGCGATGCTGTTCCTGTAAATCCACTAAGACCAGTAACACTTACAGAAGTGCTAATAGACTCATCACCTGCTACACCAGTTCCATTAACCCCTGTTACATGAACAAGAACAAATCCACCAGATTCAGCAAAAGCTGTTTCTGAAAAGGATTTGAATGAAAAAGACATTAGTCAGCGTCCTTAATGGTTAGTGTACCTGCTTTGACTTGTTTTAGTATTTCGTCATAATGGCGATTGCCCTCTAAAGTAGGCACTGACCACTGTTTTCCATCAGCAAGTTCAATAAGTATGTTAGTATTATCTTGTTTGTCTAACATTTTGCCATATTTAGCCGATTTAATATCCATACTTTCGTTCCTTTATAACTCTGCATCTGCCTCTAGATATGCGTTTTCAGTAGCTCTTGAACCAGACGCATACCCTGCTGTCACTGTTCCACCTCCCCAACCTCCAGTCATCCAGCCAAAATCACTAGCGGCTAAGTTATCTATTGTGGCATTTCCTGTATCTGAAGAACCTGTCTGAGAATATTCAAATGTTCCACTTTGACCTACTGTAGGTTTTGCTATACGCAAAGGTGCAAGGTATGGTGCTAATAAGCCAAACACTGATGCACTAGCGTATGCTTGTAGAGTTCCAAGATAATGATTACTAGCGGCTGTGCCAGTAATTCTTTGATAATATCTTAAACACTTTTTATAAGTAACATCATATGGTTCATGCTCAAATTCCGTAGCCTTCTCGCCAATCTCCATTTGCAATCCTGTCATAAAGAATGTTCTATCCGTGCTGTCAAATATAGATGAGCCACCAACTACACGATTAGCCGCAGTTATACTTCCCCAAGATGTATTTAAAGTTCCTGATGTATAATTACTTCCTGCGTGTAAATGAAAATACAGACCTAAACTACCTCCGTTATCATCATTAAATGCACCTGATGTATCTCCTGCAAAAGTTAGTTCTATTCTATTCCAAGATGTAGTCACAGCAAAAGTTTGTGCTATATTTCTAGTGTTATCCCAATCGTATAATTCAAGCACATAAGTAGCAGAAGCATTACCTTTAACCCAAAAGCTAACAGTTACTGGTTTAGCATCTGACGTACCTTTTTCTAATCTCTGAACGTCTTGCCCTTCAAGTCCAGTATAAAATCCAAATTGTTCTCCTGCGGCAACAGACGTATCTGCTGTAGTACAAGCAAACTTCATACAATTTGCAAAACCTGCTGGGCCATCTGATTCTTGTGTCATTGTTACTCTACCTGCTGTACCTGCTTGAAAACAACCAAATCTATCTACAGTAAAATAACCAGAACTTGCACCAATACCTGTACTTGACGTTCCTCTCTGTGCCACGTTTTGTGCACCATTTATGATAAAATTCTTTGACCCTAACGAGCTACCTTTGTTTACATTGGCAATTAGTGCCGCTAGTTCTGCCGCTTTACTCATGCTAAGTCTCCTACAATAGTAATAGTGTTAAAATATCGGTCACTAGTACCTGCCCCACTAGCACCTACCCAAACAGCAGATGTTTGAATACTTGAAGTTGCTACTGAGTCATCTTCTCTGGGTTGTATGTTATATTGATAAGCTGTTACAGCACTGGTATGAGCCATTGTTCCTTGAGCGTGATAGCCTTTAGCTGTAGCCATGTTAGTTGTATAACTTGTGGTTTGGTTTCCTGCTCCATTATCTGTATCACCACTAACATTAAAACTATCTGTAATACTATCATCATTTTTATTCCAAATACACCAAGCCTTAGTCAGCCCTTGTTGCAGATTAGTCGTAGTACTACCACCTTCACCTGTGACTGCAATGCTACCTGCTGTGCTAACTCCTGTGAGTGTATTTACTTTGAGTTCACTTGCCATTATGCTAAGTCTCCTACAATAAATATATCGTGGTGCATGTCAGTTTTAGAACCACCATCATCAGTACACTCAACTGCCACTACACCTGCTGTATCATTAGAAGTATCTCTAGTTATAGCTCGACCATCCGCAGTACCTCTACCTATTCCTGATTGAGCGTATGAGTTTGCATTTTCCATATGATTAATCAAGTTATATGAATAAGTTCCTGTTCCGTGGTCTGTCGAACCATCAAAGTTAAAACCATAATTTCTACTAGCGTCATTATCTGCATTTACCCAAGCCTTACATAAACCGTTTTGTAGATTAGTAGTAGTTGTACCACCTTCCCCAACAATCGTGGTCTGACCTGTAGCGTTCATAGTTAGGCGAGTAGTGTTAGCAGTCTTGAGAACTATCTGGTCATTAGTAGACAGGTCAATGCCACTATCGTTGTCTCCACCTTCGTTATGTATTTTGTCTACTCTTAGCTCACTTGTCATTATGCTAAGTCTCCTGATACCATACTATTCACCGTGTCTTGGTCTGTTAAAGCAGTAGCATTATTTGCATACGCATTAAATCTAATGGCGGCTGTGCTATGCAAACCATAACTATTAGCTGAATCTCCTGTTGTCACAATAGCTGTATATGAGTTATTAGAACCTTTAGTTGAAGCACACCCTACAGCACTATAGTTTGCATTACCCATAGGGTTTGTAAAAGGATACTCATATATACCTAAACCTTCATCTGTAATCGTAGACGCATTAAAACTATCTTTATAAGCAGGAGTTGCCGCAGTTAAATTTACCCACTGTTTAATTAAACCCTGCTGTAGATTAGTTGTTGTACCATTGCCCTCTGCCACCACAGATATACTACCTGCTGTAGTTCGTCCTGCTATGTTATCTAAGACTAGCTTACTTGTCATACTATACTCCAATGTCCTGCAACAGTCACAGTGCTAGATGAGCCTACTGTAATTGGTCCTGCTGATAATCCATTTGTGCTACTGCTTATTGTAATGTCTGTGCTGATAGAGTTACCATTTGTTCTGATGATTGAGTTGTTACCTAAGAATGGATAGCGTGTATCTGAGTCAGTCTTAGAGTAGCTATCAGCTACGTCAAACACATCGTAGACTACCATTTCTACTACGTCATTTGCTGATGCAGAACTAACTAAAACCATAGTCGTACCTGTGGTCGCTGTATAGTCCGTTCCACTTTTAAGTAACACCCCATTTTGATAAACGTCCATATACAAACTATCTGAATAGCTGAGTGTCAAAGCGTTAGCATCACTGCCACTGAATGATGTTTGTCCTGCTGTCGCTTGATATGTGAAGCGACTACGGACTGAGTTCTTTGGTGATTTACCTATATATGGCATTACTTCTCTCTATCTGCTCTGTTCTTATAATCACTTCTAGCTGTAACCAATGTTACAAAGTCTGCCTGATTACTTGGAATTGGGTCTGTGAAACTACTGTCGTTCATTAACTTAGTAGTCCACTCTGACTGCATCCTTTTCCAAGCGTTATTAACCTTACCTGACATAGCAGCCTGTAGCCATGCGTTTAGGTCTAGCAAATCATTCTTTAATATAGTTTGTTCTGTATCGGTCAACTCAACCGTTAGTGTTAGTTTTGCCATGTGTTTCTCCTTAACATACTAGACAGCCTGTAAAATAAGTATAAGACGCAGAACCATCAATATCAGTTTGTGCAGTACCACCATCTTGATACATAGTTGCATAAGCAGTGTCACTCGCATCCATGTCTGCTATCACACTTAATAGTACAAACCAATACACTTGGTCTTGCCCAAAATCAGGGTCAAAAATTGTTCTATACTCTTGGTTGCTTGTTATAATTTTAAAAACATAATAATTAGCGGCAGAATCTACATTGTCCAATCTTAAGTTTAAATTTAATTGGTACTTACCAGTTACAGGTGCAGTAAAAGTGTTTGACGCAAAATCAGAATTAACATCAAATCTTTCTGTACTCCAAGTTATTGTTGTGTGCGCACCTGTTGATACATTAGATTGGTCTGTACCATTTTTATGAGCAGAAAAGGCAGGTTGTAATGGCTTGGTCATAATACCATCAGTATCTAATACTAAGGTATTACTACCTGCTAGAGTTGTTTGAGTACCTAGTCCTCGTCCTATAACCTGTGTCAGTGCCATTTACTTATCCTTATGCGTAAGGGCTAGTACCCAATGTGCTTGCATCCCAAGCGGCCTTTAGTTTAGCTATAGTGTCAGCACTATTAATCGCAGAAGCGGCAGGTGCATCTCTAAGAGCCTTCTTCTTATTAACGCTTGCAGTTTTAGCAGAAGCATCATCAGCTTCCAGTGCTTTCATGTACACTACATCTTCAGCCTCAAGCAGAGGTTTACGAACTTCTCTAATCTTGTCTTTAAAGATTTCTTTTGCTTTGGTCATATCCTCAGAGATAGTAGAACCACTAAGTTTCCAAGCACCCCTGAAGTGTCTATCAGATGGTTTGCTTACAGCAGATGCATCAACAGTCTTACCATCCATGTCAGTTATATAAGTTTTAGTTGCCATAATAATACTCCTTTATGCGGCTTCGGTTTTATCTACAGTGAGTTCATCACTTATTTGCCAAGCGTTTCTCCATTCCCTAGATGCAGGGAGTTGTGACTTTTGGCAAATTACTAAGCGTGGCTTATTGGATTTATCCCAATCACGCCAAACGTGTTCGGGTATATCCTTCATTATTAAATACTCTATTGCTTCTTCTTCAGTCATAGCGTCAATAGGTTTCATATTATGTAGAAGCTCTGGACCTCGTGTATGCTTTACAAAATCAGGCTTGTTCTCATCCTTCTTCAGTTCCCAATAGGATTGCACTGGTGGTAGTATCCCACCCTGTAATGCACAGGCCATCCAGTTTGGGTCTGGGTGTGTAACTTTAGCAGGATTTTCCATATCGTTAGGGTCTTCCCACACTACACAGTACTCGCTTCTGTAAGGCTCTAGCTTTTCCTTTGCCCAACATAGACGCTCCCATAAGTGTGTGCCTTGAAATTCTGGTGTTTCTATCATGCTAATGCTCCTACACACATAAAAGAAGTAAATACTCCATCATCAAAGCTGTCTCCATTATCTATACCTTGTAATCGTAAATTAGCCGCTGACCTAGTATAAGACCTGCTATAATATAAAGAGACATAACCTATTGTACCATCTTCGGTAGACATACCACTAGCACTGTAATATTCATTATTAAAAGCATTAGTCCAAGTATAAGTAATATCTCCTGTGCCGTTATCGGTTAAAGTAGCAATATTAAAACTATCATTCATACTTGCTGTTGTAGGACTATCCCCTGAATGATGTCCGTATGCTTTAATTGAACCATTATAAAGATAACTAGTATCTAGTGACTTCTCAGTGCCAGTATTTACTTGGTCAGACGTTGTGAGCGTGTCAAATGCTATTGTTCCATGTGCTACCATTATGCTAAGTCTCCGAATATTCCAACTAGGTTTTGGTATGAATCAAAATTAGTAGAAGTGTAAGCATTTTGACTACAAGAACCTGTCGCAAAACTTCCAAAACCACCAGTAAATGCGTTACCAAAGTTATCGTAGCCAGTTCCTGTTGACGCACTTGTATAGTAGTATCCGCTATAATTAGCATTACCCATATCATTGTTAATGTTTACTGTTGTTTTACCTGTTGCTACGTCTGTTAAAGAACTAACATTAAAACTATCACGAGATGCAGTAGTAGATATGCCTGTGTAGTTTACCCACATCTTAGCCAATCCCTGTTGCATATTCGTAGTTGTAGAACCACCTTCGCCTGTCACCACGATAGACCCTGCGGAGGTTTTGCCTGTTAGTGTGTTTAATAAGAGGGTGCTCATGTTTATCCTATGATGGCTTTGTTGGGAATGTTACACTAGACATATCTAATGAAGTAATAGGTTCATCTACTATAATTTTAGGACTTGCTGTTTTTGTTAAATCTCTTAGAGCCTGTCTATATGTTTTCCACTCAGCTTTTTTACTATCAGAAAGAGGGCTATCTGCCGCTTGTGTCCAATCAGACTGAGCTAATAAATTATTTCTATGCTGTCGTAATAATGTTAATTCTATACTCATGTTTTATCCTACTAAAAATCCAGTAAAAAGCGGAGGGTAATTTGAAGCTAATGTACTAGCATATATGTATCCAGTTGGTACATTAACTCGTACATACTCATTAGCCACAAGTGAAGCTGTACCACTTATTGAAACAGGGTAAAAAATATCTGCACCAGTACCAAATGTGTAAACTGTAGCAATCATAGTTGGTGAACCAAAACTTGAATCTGTATCTTGCTCAATATATACTTTAACTGCCTCACCATCATCCTGACCACTTGCACTACTATCACAAGAAAATGCAGTAAGACTAAAAAAGTAAATTCCTGCTACTGGAGCTTGAAATTTATTTGTACCATCCCAACAACTTCCTACATTA